GTATCAGTGTCATTAGATGTGATTCTCCTATTACTTATTATAATAGCACATTTTGTAAAGAATAAATAGAGTATAACGGAGAATATTTACTCAAAATGGCATTATCTATAAATCCTTTAGCACAGTTAATTACGTCAGCATCGCAGGCTATATCAAAAGCCACTAACGAAGCTCAAGCAGCGATACCTCAGGTAGGCGATGCATTATCTAAAGCCAATCTTGATGCGACTATTTCTAGACTCAGCGGAGAAATTGGTAGTGGTCTTAATGGGTTAACTGCGGGCACAGGCAGTGCGTTTGGTACACTTAAAAGCGGAGCCAGCAATTTTGTTGCAGGTGCAGGCACAGCACTGGGGGGTATCGGCAATACTATACAGAGCACAGTGTCCGGCGGTATATCCACACTACAATCAGTAGCAGGATCCACTAGTAATATTACTGCAGATATATCAGGTACGCTGAATAAATTAACAGGCGGAAACCTTGCAGGTGGTGTACAAGGGTTAGCCGGACAGATCTCCTCGGCAGCAGGCATGTTGAATAATTTCTTGAGCTTGAAAAGAGGTGCTAACCTTCCAGCAGGCGCAGAATTATTTCTTCAACAGGGCAGTCAAATTCAACTACAGCCCAATGCTAAAAATGACTGGCGTGTGAGAATCAATGCAGAATGGAATCTGTTTAATAGTCCCCTGTTTAAACTTTTACAAAATACCGGCGGAGTAGTTTGGCCCTACACTCCAAACATTACTGTGTCAACCAAAGCAAATTATCAAACCATAGATGCCACACACAGCAATTATCAATTCCAGGCATACAAAAACAGCGTGATAGATGACATCACAATCAGCGGTGAATTCAGTTGCGAAACCGAAACTGACGCAGCCTATTGGATCGCAGCCACTACTTTCTTTAAAACAGCAACTAAAATGTTTTTTGGCCAAGGAGAAAATGCCGGCAATCCTCCGATCATCTGTAACCTAACAGGTTACGGTTCCAGTGTGTTTGACAAAGTACCTGTAGTGGTTAAATCGTTCTCTGTGGATCTCAAAGATGATGTTAACTATATAAAATGTAACACATTTGGAACCAACACATGGGTACCTGTAATGAGCACTATCTCAGTTACAGTGTCACCGATATACAACAGACGTAGATTGAGAAAATTCAGTCTGCAGGACTACTCAAGAGGCAAGGCCGCAGACAGCGTAGGATATATCTAATATGGCAACATATACTAAATCAAGTCCTTACACGTCAACCCAACAAAACAATCTTTATCTAGAATTGTTGGAAATTAGACCGGTGCCTGCAGAATCAGATGATTTTAGATATGTGATTGAAAATCAATATAAACATAGACCAGATCTATTAGCCTACGATCTATACGGTAATCCTAAATTATGGTGGGTATTTGTACAGCGTAATATGAGTGTAATCAAAGATCCTATCTACGACTTTGAACCAGGAACAGTTATCTATCTTCCCAAAAGGTCAAACCTAGAAAAATTTTTAGGAGTCTAGCATGGCTATCAGAGACATCGGAAGAGCAGTAGCAGACATCGTTAGACCAGATGGAGGAAAAATTTTAGACCTTAGTTTTTCTTCTGTGGGTATTGGAGAAGGACTGGCAGAAAGAGTAACAGGCTTGAACCCAGCGAGATCAATAGATCCCATAATCAAAGGATCCAGTACCACAGCTTCAAATCCCAACAAACAGCTAACAACCAGTGCCAATCTTCCTTCGGTGATTTTAAATCCCCTAGAACAGTTTGCTTCTTTTTCACCTATGTGGACCATGGCCTGTTTGACCAAGAAACAATTCAATAACCCACCGTCATATAGGAACAGTCCAGCAGATCTTAAATTTGTGGTTATGAGTTCCGGTGGCAGATTTGACAGTCAACGAGTTAACACCGCTCACGGTACTCCGGAATTTTTTATCAATAATTTCACAATGAAAGGATTGGTCGCAGGTGGTAGTGCTAAAACAGGAAACACCAACGCATTTAAATTTGAATGGGAAATATACGAACCCTATTCCATGGGCACACTGTTACAGAGTTTACAGGTCGCTGCAAAAAGTGCTGGATATGCTAATTATCTAGACAATGCTCCTTATGTTTTAAGATTAGATTTTCTAGGCTATGATGAACTAGGAAAACAATATAAAACAGTTAAGCCAAAGTTTTTTGTGATGAAATTGATCAATGTTAAATTTCAAGTTAACGAAAGCGGCAGCACCTATAAAATGGAAGCGATTCCTTACAATCATCAAGGCTTCAGCGACGCCATCAACGTAGCATACAACGATGTAAAGATCACTGCTGGTAAAGCTGGTACGGTAGAATCAGCACTAGCAGGCCAAAGCGAAAGCCTTCAAAAAGTATTAAACGACATTGAACAGAGATTGTTTGAAGATAACCAAATCGGAATCAAAGACGAATACGTGATAGATTTTCCAACATCATCATCTACATTCAATGCCATGCGTGATATCAAAAGTGTGGATAAAACAGCCACAGTTAATCCTAATGAAGCAGCACCGTTGACACTAAAGGGAAATGCAAATGTTAAGGTACAGACAAGTTTCGACGCCAATGACATAGGTAAATCTACCTTTGGATTCGGTCAAAACAAAGGCGGAAATTTTGTAATGCCTAAGCACGGTGATCAGATCAGCAAGGATGGGATTGTTAGAAGAGATAACATGACCATTAATCCCAAGGATAGAACCTTTCAATTTGCCCAAGGCCAGTCTCTGACGTCAATTATAAATCAGGTTATCCTAAGCTCTGAGTATGCTAAAGAAGCTATTAATCCTCAATCAAAAATAGGTCGAACCGCAGACGGATTTATCAAGTGGTTTAGATTAGACGTGCAAATAGAACTTTTAGATTATGATATACTCACTGGTGATTTTGCTAAAAGATTCACATATCGAGTTGTGCCATTCTTAGTTCACGAATCAATATTTTCAAATCCAACTTCGGTGCCCAACTATGCCCCTATAAAGAAAAAAATTACTAAGGCATATAATTATATCTACACTGGACAAAACGTTGATGTTCTAAGATTCGACATCGAAATTAAAAATTCATTCTTTACAGGGACACCCCCCGGTAATCCAGCAGACAGTGCTAAAGCGTCTGATCCAAATACCAGTGGAGGCCCAGCGCCACAAAAAAATAACGAAGCCAAGGCCGGCAAGGGTGCTGCGGTAGCCGCTGCCCTAGCCACAGGCGGTAGAAAGAGAAATCGCAGAACGCCTGATGCCTTAGACGACAAGATCAAAGGCGGATCAAGACAGCAGGATGTTGAACAGGCAGTGGCAGAAGCTTTTCATAAAGCATTCACACAGAATCAAACAGAAATGGTCACTATCAATATAGAAATCCTAGGAGATCCTTATTGGATAGTGGACAGCGGATTTGCTAATTACTTTGCTCCGGCTACAGAAAATAATTCTCAGATAACTGAAGATGGCACAATGAATTATGAAGGCAGCGACGTATACATATATCTAACATTTAGAACACCATCAGATATCAATGAAGGAAATGGAACCTATGAATTTTCCTATGGCGGAAAAGAAAGCCCTTTCAGCGGTATCTACAAAGTCAATCAGTGTGAAAGTGTATTCACTGATGGTACTTTTAGACAAAAACTTTCCTGCATGAGAATGCCAAGTCAGGATATAGAATACAAAGAATTACCGCCAGAAGCAGGTCAAACTATTAGAGCGCAAAACGGTGACGAAGGAGCATACGAGTTTGGATCTCCATTACCTGATCGTAATAGTGTATCAGATACCGCTACAAAAGCAAGAGCAGTCCCAACAAGTCAAGACGCACAACGTCGTGCAGCTCTAACAGGTAGAATAGGATAACACATGGCAGAAGATAAACGCTCGTCGGCGGAATTAACCAACTCTAGAGGAATAGGCAACGGTCCTTATCTTGCAAGGATAATCAGTCACCTTGATCCAAGTTTTATGGGCAGTCTCGAAGTGACACTGCTTAGGGATCAAGGAAATACCATAGGACAAGATACTCAGACCTATGTTGTGAGCTGCGCTCAACCCTTCTTCGGATACACCGGATTTGAGTTTATGGGACAGAATTCTGCGATAGCAAAACAGTCTCAAGGTGAACAAGCATTAGGGCAAAGACCTAGTGCTCAAGGATCTACTACAGCAGAAGCCTATAACGACACACAAAAATCCTATGGTATGTGGTTCGTACCTCCAGATGTTGGAGTCACGGTATTGGTAGTATTCATAGACGGGGACCCATCACAGGGATACTGGATAGGATGCGTGCCTAGTAGATTTGCAAATCACATGGTGCCTGCGATCGGAGGATCAACAGAACTCGATATAGATGCCGCAGACAAGAGAAAGTATGGGGTTAATCAAGATGTTACTAAAAGAACTCCTTTACCGGTAGCAGAAGTTAATAGAAAATTAAATTCCAAAGATCAAACAATTGATGTAGAAAAAATTCCAAAAGCAGTACATCCTATTGCAGATAGATTTCTAGAACAGGGATTATTAGAAGATGATGTTAGAGGAGTTACAACGTCATCCAGCAGGCGCGAAGCTCCTTCGATGGTATTTGGTATATCTTCACCCGGGCCCGTAGATCGCAGAGAAAATGCTAAACGAGCAAACATAGGTTCGATAAACGGACAAACAAGCTCACCGGTTCCTATAAGCAGATTAGGCGGAACACAATTCGTTATGGATGACGGCGATGACAGATATCATCGAGCAACATCTGCAGGATCAGGACCAGTAAAATATATTGATCTTCTTGAAAAGAAAGTAGTAGGCACAGGCGAAACAGCAACCAATGCCGGCGAATCAACGATTCCCTATAATGAATATTTCCGTGTAAGAACCAGAACCGGGCATCAGATATTGATGCACAATTCAGAAGATCTAATTTACATCGGAAATTCTAGAGGAACAACATGGATTGAATTAACGTCAAACGGTAAGATTGATATCTACGCTCAAGACAGTGTCAGCATTCATACAGAAACTGATTTCAATGTGTTTGCCAATAGAGACATTAATTTTGAAGCTGGCAGAAATATCAATATGAAATCCGGAGGCAGACTAAAGGCAGACATTGGAACCAACATGGAACTATTAATAGGAGCAGATGGAAAAATTACTGTGGGATCAAATTGGGATCAAAAAATAGGTGGAACAACAAAATTAGCATCAACTGGTAATATTAATCTAGTATCTGCAGCCAACAATAGATTCACCTCAGGAGCAAGCACACATATAGCAGCAGCAGGAGAGCTTAGGGAAAGTGCCAGCACAATTCATATGAACGGAGAATTAGCAGATGTAGCAGATGTAGCAGAACAAGTAATACCATTAACAACACATGCCAATCCAGCGACATCTACCACAGCCGATTGGGCCACAACAAAATATCAATCAGGAACTATATCCAGCATCATGAAAAGAATTCCCATGCACGAGCCCTGGCTGTTACACGAAAATCAAGCACCAGATCAACTCACACCTGATAAGACCGATAGAGAAGTCTAGGAGATAACATGGCAAATAAATTATACAATCAAAAAACTGTTGCAACTAACACAGCTTCTGTAGGCGACAAAGGCGGAATATTTACCTATAAGGGATTCAATTCTAGAGAATCATCTAAAAATTATAAAATCTATGATATTGATTTAGTCAAGCAGGATTTAATCAATCATTTTTATATTCGCAAAGGCGAAAAATTAGAAAACCCAGAATTTGGTACTATTATTTGGGATATGCTGTTTGAACAATTTACTGAAGATGTGAAAGAAATGATAGCTAAGGATGTAGAAACTATAATCAATTATGATCCAAGGATCGTAGTAAACGAAGTGTTGATTGATAGCACAGATATTGGAATACGCATACAGGCAGATGTCACATACATACCGTTTAATATCAATGAACGCATGACATTTGATTTTGACAAGAATAATTCTATCATTAACTAAGCAGTTAATTTTGTTTGGTAAATATGATATAGGAACTGACAATGACAACAACTAGTAGACAAAATAACCTAATACTCAATGAAGATTGGACCAGAGTCTATCAGACATTTAAGAATGCTGATTTTAAATCATATGACTTTGAAAATCTACGTAGGGTTATTATCACTTATCTAAGAGAGAATTATCCAGAAGATTTTAATGATTATATCGAATCATCGGAATACATGGCTCTTATTGATGCAGTGGCATTTTTAGGACAAAGTCTAGCTTTCCGTATTGACCTAGCATCGAGAGAAAATTTCATCGAACTAGCAGAACGTAAAGAAAGCGTTTTGCGCCTGGCTCGCATGCTCAGCTACAATGCTAAAAGAAACATAGCGGCCAACGGATTAATTAAATTTTCCAGCGTAACGACCACAGAAGAGTTATTAGATTCAAACGGTAAAAATCTCTCTAATCAAATAGTATCATGGAATGACCCAACCAATACCAACTGGTTAGAACAGTTTATCACAATTCTCAATGCAGCCATGGCCGATAATACAGAATTTGGTCGCAGCCAAGGATCTGGAACAATACAGGGAATTCCCACAGAACAATATAGATTCAAGACAACCAGCACCGATGTTCCAATTTATACATTCAATAAAACAGTAGCGGCAAGATCTATGACCTTTGAAATAGTCAGCACAGCATTCAAAGACAGTGATGCAGTGTATGAAGAACCACCTGTACCAGGAAATCAATTAGGATTCATATATCGCAACGACGGCAAAGGGCCAGGAAGCCAGAACACTGGATTTTATCTAATGTTCAAACAAGGCAGTTTAGAACTTGCAGATTTTTCTATAGATGTTCCAACAACTAACGAAACAGTTGCAGTTGATAGTGCAAATATTAACAATGATGATGTATGGTTATTCAGTCTCGGAAGCAGCGGTAATCAATTAGACCAATGGACGCAAGTTGTCAGTTTAATTGGTAACAATATCGCTTATAACAGTTTGACACAAGATATTAGAAACATTTTTGCAGTTGAAACCAAAGAAGAAGACAGAATTAATCTAGCATTTGCCGATGGAGTATACGGTAATCTACCACAAGGTGCATTTCGTGCTTATTATAGAGTCAGTAACGGATTAAGCTATACTATTGCTCCTGCAGAGTTGCGAGGAATTAATATTTCAATTCCGTATGTTAGTAGGAACGGGCAGTCTCAGACATTAACTGTGGGATTAGCTCTACAATATTCGGTGTCATCTAGTGCTGCATCGGAAGATATTGATTCAATTAGAACTAATGCTCCTGCAGTATATTATACACAGAATAGAATGATCACAGGCGAAGACTATAATCTTGCGCCGTTATCTAGTTCTCAAGACATATTGAAAATTAAATCTATAAACAGAACATCTAGTGGTATTAGTAGAAATTTTGATATACTCGATGCCAGCGGAAAATACAGCAGTATAAATGTGTTTGCTGATGACGGGTTTATCTATAAAGAACAGGTAGAAAGTCAATTAAATTTTAAATTTACTAGTAGAATTGAAATATTAAATTTTATTAGACGTAGTGTTGAACCTATTTTTACTGACACAGATGTATATAATTTCTATATCACTAAATTTGATAAAATTCTTTTTACAGACTTAAACAGTGTTTGGCAGAGCGTTACTTCAGATGTTAATATGGCCACAGGATATTTTAAAAACGTGGTTGACAATTCTTTATTAAAGGTAGGAGTATATTCTACCAGCAGCTTAAAATATCTCGCTCCGGGTGCATTGATTAAATTTATTCCCCCTGCAGGATATGCTTTCAAAAAAGGCGAGCTAGTATTGATTGATGCCAACGACTCGGAACAAACGGATAGACTATGGACTAAGACTGTAAGAATAGTTGGTGACGGTACCAATGCCGGCAGAGGAGTGTTAACTACAGGTCTTGGACCAATAACTTTTAATGATCCAGTGCCAACGGGTGCGATAGCGAATCGAATCGTTCCTAAGTTTGTTAATGATTTACCTACAGCACTAGAAACAGAAATCGTTAATCAGATATTCCAAGAATTAAACTTTGGTCTGAGATTTGATGTAGCTACTTCAACCTGGAAAATAATCTCCGCCAGCGATTTAGATCTAGTATCTAATTTCAGTTTAGGTAAAGCGGGAGATGCTACAAACAGTAATTTAGATGCATCTTGGATATTGGCATTTGTGAAAGACGTAGATCAATATGTAATACGAATCCGTGGATTAAATTATGTGTTTGGTAGCGTGGAACAAAATAGATTTTATTTTGATGCTAATGAAAAACAATACAACGACAGCCTAGGACGAGTGGTCAAAGATCAAGTGAAGGTTCTAGGAATCAATAAATCTAGCACAGGATCGGCTGTTCCTATCAGCAACGATTTTACTTTTGAAATCGATGACACAATTAAATTTGATGATGGCTATGAAAGTTCTATAGAAATTAAAGTGGCATTCTCTGATCGAGACGATGATGGTGTTGTGGATAATCCCGAAGCCTTTGAACAGATAGTAGGCGAAGACACACAATTAAACTATTTGTTCTTTGAAGAAATAATTGACGAGGCTGGTTCTCAGGTATATCAATTAGTGGACAATTCAGATAATTTAATATTGATAGTTGAAAGAGAATCGCTGATTACAATTTCTGATTATATAGATGGTCAGTTGATATATTTTTATGATTCTGCAGAAGATCAAGTTAAACGTGTTGATAGAACAACTAATACGCTGATATTAGAAAGTGCATACAAAGGCGTGATAGGACGAGACAATCTTAAATTTCAATATGTACACAACGCCAGTGTTGATAGAAGAATTGATCCTAGTGTAAGTAATATCGTTGACATTTTCTTATTGACTAGAAGCTATGATTCTGCATTTAGAACTTACCTAACAGGTGTAACAGATACTGAACCCGAAGCACCAAACAGCGACAGTTTAAAGATCAGCTTCGGTACCAAATTAGATGCTATTAAATCTATCAGCGACGATATCATTTATCATCCTGTGAAATACAAAGTATTGTTTGGATCAAAAGCAGAAACAAAATTGCAGGCGCAATTTAAAGTGGTTAAAAATCCCGGACAAACAATTAATGATAATGAATTAAAAGTTAGAATAGTCACTGCCATTAATGAATTTTTTGATATCGCAAACTGGGATTTTGGTGATAGATTTTATCTCAGCGAATTAGTTACTTATGTGCTGAATCAAGTAGCACCCGATATCAGCAACATAATAATAGTTCCAAGACAGACAAGCCAGTCATTTGGTAGTCTGTTTGAAATACAGAGTGGTCCAGATGAGATTTTTGTTAACGGCGCCACAGTAGATGACATAGTGATAGTTTCTGCGATAACCGCATCTGAGGTTAGAGCACCTATTAATAGTATTGTAACCACAACATAATATGGCAGATAAATTTCCAAAAAGCGGATTACCGATTAGAAAAACAGTAGACCTGTTGCCTTCGATATTTAGATCAGAAACCAATGACAAATTCATGTCTGCGGTAGTTGATCCGTTGGTTCAACCGGGATCATTAGAAAAATTAGTAGGATATATTGGTCGTAGATATGGCAAGACATATCGTAGCCCAGATGTTTACCTAGATTCTGATAATACACTAAGAAGTCGATATCAATTAGAACCAGGAGTCGTTGTTAAAAAAGATGATGGGTCTGTGGAAAAATTTTATGACTTTATTGACTTTAAAAATCAATTAAAATTCTTTGGCAACAATGATGAGCGTGATAATCTAATAACATCACAGGATCACTACAGTTGGAATCCTCCTAAGCACTGCGACAAATATGTAAACTTCCTCGAATGTTATTGGATACCAGAAGGACCACCACCAGTTGATGTTTATGGACAACCTCGCACAGTGGGCAGTCAATACGGTGTCAAGCTAGGTGTAAATTCATTTATTCTAAGTCCGGATGGATATACTAATAATCCTACTCTGACATTATATCGTGGCGAAACCTATAAGTTTAAAGTTAACTGTCCTCAAGAGGGATTTGTTATTAGAACCAATTATGATACTGGTTCGCTGATATTCAATCCTAACAGAGCCTATGCCGCAGGGCAGTTTGCAGTGTACGACGGCAAATTATGGAAAGCTAATACCGATATTTTACAAGGTGACGACAGTACCATATCTACAGAAAACAGCAATTGGACATACGTAGAAGATATATCCACAGGAACAGCACTTGACTATAACAACGGTGTGACCAATAACGGTGTCGAAAACGGCATTCTAGAATTTAAAGTTCCTTATGATTCGCCAGATGTACTGTTCTATCAAGGAAATATAACACCTGATAGATTTGGTCGTATTGTAATTGCTAACATCGAATCAAATACTTTCGTTGATGTTGAAAAAGAAGTCATAGGTAAAGAAACATACACCAGCGGTAATGGAGTCAAGTTTACCACGGGATTGATTGTAGAATTCAAAGGCAATGTAACCCCAGCAAAATATGCCACAGGCCGTTGGGTGATCGAAAACGTAGGTGTTAAGATTAATGTGGTTAACTGGGATGATTTGGTTATCCCTAAACTGGCAAAAACTGTACCTGAAATAGTTTTTGATAATGCGGGATTTGACACAGAACCCTTTGATGATGCTAGTACATATCCTACAGAACAAGATTACATTGTTGTTAGTAGAGATAGCATAGATCTCAACCCTTGGACACGATATAATCGTTGGTTTCATCGCCAAGTTCTAGAATACGCACATCAGTTACGAGGAGAAGATTTCTCTGCTCCGGAAACTGCTAGAGCTAAACGTCCAATCTTTGAATTTTTACCAGGCATACAATTATTCAATCATGGACGTATCGCAAAACAAACAGTTGACTATATTGACGATTACACCACCGATGTTTTAACTAACATTGAAGGTAGTACAGGTTACAGCATCGACGGAGAATCACTATTTGAAGGTGCAAGAATTTTAGTCGTTGCAGACGAAGATGATTTAACAAATAATAAAATTTATCAAGTGCAGTTTATCATGCACAACGGAAAAAAACAAATTCACCTAGCGGAACCAGCAGACAGCGATTCCGCAGAAGGTGAGTGTGTACTGATTCGACGTGGTTCAAAAAATGCAGGACTAATGTTCCACTTTAACGGCACTGCATGGGTTAAAAGTCAAGAAAAAACCAAAGTAAATCAAGCTCCTTTATTTGATGTATACGATGCCGATGGCATAAGTTTTGCAGATCCAGAAAGATATCCCGAAAGTACATTTGTTGGTTCTGAAATCGTAGGGTATAAAGTTGGAACAGGACCGATAGATTCTAAATTAGGATTTCCATTAGCTTATCTTAATATCAATAACATTGGCGATTTGTTGTTTCATTTTAATTGGGATACTGATACCTTTAGATACAAAGAAGGCACTGAGACCGTAACTCGAAGAATAGCCACAGGTTTTTATTATCTAGATGATTCTGGAGGCTATGGCGGCTGGGGTAATGGATGGATAGATACTTCTAGAAAATATCTAATGCCATTAATAGACAGCGTAATAATAACAGAACCTACCAATACTCTAACACTTACTATTATTGATTGGAATGAAATAGAAAGCGATAGCGATTATGAAATTAGATTCTATCTCAATGGCGGAATATTTAAAAGCCCGTACACCCGAGATTTTAACAAATTTATTTTCAGTGAAAAAACATTCGAAGTAAATGACATTATATCTATTAAATTAGTAACCGATGTTCCGCCAGACACTGGGTATTATGAAATACCTATGGGGTTAGAAAAAAATCCTCTTAACGCACCTGTAGCGGAATGGACACTTGGCCAAGCAGCTGACCATTTGAATTCTGGATTGGATTTTAATCCTAATTGGACTGGAGTAGTTCCAGGACTAAATGATCTACGAGACATTCCATTAGACGAGTTTGGAAAATCTTGGAACACTTACAGTACCAGATACATGCATCATTCTGGGATAGCACCAATTGCGGTAAGCCTGTTGTGTGATAAAACAAATAACGTCATCAAGGCTCTGCAGTATGCTAAGAAATCATATACTAACTTTAAAAATAATTTCTTAGATAGAGCTACAACATTGCCATACAACGACAATGTCGCAGATTTCGTAGATGATATTATCGCAGATCTAACCAGAACAAAAACCATAGACAGTGCGTTTGCTGACAGTGACATGATCGGTAGCGGTGCTTATACAGCTATAAAATATATTGTTGAAGACACCGGAATTAACACATTCGCTCTCTCTGCAAAATTCTCATTAACAGAACTTAGTCGCAGAGCTGTATATGTTTATATTAACAATCAACAATTATTGAATGCCAAAGACTACGAGTTCAATTCTACATTTGGTTTTGTTATTATCAGCAAAGCCTTAGCAATTAACGATTTAATTGAAATCAGAGAATATGTATCAACAGCAACAAATTACATTCCCACAACTCCAACAGCTATTGGATTGTATAAAAAATATACTCCTATGCAATTTGTTGATGACACGTATATAGAGCCGAAAACAGTCATACAAGGACACGATGGCAGCATCACTATTGCATATGATGATTTCCGAGATCAATTGTTATTAGAATTAGAATACAGAATATACAATAATATCAAACAAGAATATAATGAATCTTTGTTTAGCATTGATAAAGTTGTTGGTGGATATTATGGAAATGCTTTATATACTAAACCTCAACTTGATGCCGTGGTAAATCAAGAATTTTTAAAGTGGATACAAAACACAAATATTAGTTACACCGCTAACACGACCTTCGATTCAGAAAACAGTTTCACATATACCTATACCAACATGACTGATCCAACGGGTCTGCAGAGCTTGCCTGGCTATTGGAGAGGAGTGTATAAATGGTTCTATGACACAGATCGTCCTCATCGTTGCCCTTGGGAAATGTTAGGTTTTTCTGAAATGCCAACATGGTGGGAAGATGAATATGGACCAGCACCATACACCAAATACAATTTAATTTTATGGGAAGATCTGCGTGACGGCATCATTCGCCAAGGAGATCGTAAAGGTATCTATGACAGATATAAAAGACCATCTCTGATGTCACATATTCCAGTTGACGGCGACGGTAAACTTTTAAGTCCACTGGATTCAAATCTCGCAGGCGACTTTGCACTAATTAATAATCAAGGTTTGTTTGTCCTTGGTGATATTGCACCAGTTGAATATGCTTGGAGAGCTAGCTCAGAATGGCCATTCGCTGTTACAATAGCAATGTGCTTGATGAAACCATTTGATTTTATCAATGACAGTCTTGATAGATCTAGAGTGAAATTAAACAAGCTAGGTCAAACTGTGCATAAAACCACAGATCTCTTTATCACATTAAATGATATTGTGATGCCTGTGGCCGGCAGTGATCAAACTGCTGGATTGTTAAACTATCTTGTAGATTATGCAAAATCAATCGGCGTGCCCATAGACGAAGTTACTAGAAAAATAAAAAATCTTGATGTAAGACTGACTACACGGTTAAGTGGGTTCGTTGACAAAGGTCAACAGAGATATCTTTTAGACTCTAAGAGTCCAAAATCAGTCAGCAGCAGTGTATTTGTACCGCCAGAAAATTATGATATAATTTTTAATGTCAGTGCACCAATCTCTAATGTAACCTACAGCGGAGTTATTTTAGAAAAAACAGAAGGTGGCTGGATTATCACAGGTTATGATGATTCAACGCCATATTTCAATTATACCGATGTGTCACCTAATCAAAAGGATCCGCTAATATCTGTAGGAGGTGTGTCAGAAACTTTTGTTAACTGGGAAGCAGGAAAGCAGTTCAATAATGGACAGATTTGTAGATTAAACAATACTTTCTATAGAGCGTTGAAGACACATACAGCCGGTACTGAGTTTGACAATACTTTATGGAAAAAATTACCTAAACTGCCATTGATAGGCGCAGTTGAAGCATTCAGAAGAAGAAATTTCAATAGAGCTGTTAAAAAATTAAGTTATGGGACTAAATTGACCGCTGTACAAGAAGTTGTTGATTTCTTATTAGGCTATGAAGAATATCTCAAATCCCAGGGATTTAAATTTGATAGATATGATGCTGAAAATCAAGTGGCACAGGATTGGCTAACCAGCTGTAAAGAATTTATGTTCTGGACCAGACATAATTGGGCTGTGGGATCATTGATTACACTAAGTCCCGCTGCACAAAAATTAGACGTTACTATTCCTGTGGGAGTGGCTGATAACATTCTTGATGGATTTTACGATTATCAAGTACTTAAAGGCGACGGAAAACCAATAACACCTAACTTGATTAATGTTAATAGAACCTTTCAAAATATCACAGTCGAAACTGCAAACACAGAAGAAGGCATCTATTATCTAAAACTCTATTATGTTCTAAAAGAACATGTGACTATTTTTGATGATAGAACTGTGTTCAATGATATTCTCTATGACAAGACCACAGGGTATCGTCAAGAACGTATTAAGTCTCAGGGATTCCGCACAGTGGATTGGGACGGCGATTATACCAGCCCAGGATTCTTGTTTGACAATGTAAACATACAAGCGTGGCAACCATTTACAGATTATCGACTAGGTGATATCGTTTCATACAGAAGTTACAATTGGACCAGCTTGGTTAATCAATTAGGAGTTGAGGAATTCAAACCTGTTAATTGGTCCAAATTAGATTCAACACCAGAAAAACAATTAGTAGCAAATTTTGATTATAAAGTTAATCAGTTTGAAGATTACTATGATACTACATCGTCAGGCATAGGAGAAAATCAACGAGCACTGGCTCGACACTCCGTAGGATATCAAACCAGAGAATATCTACAGAATATATCGGAAGATCCTGTAACACAATTTAGATTGTATCAAGGATTTATTCGTGAAAAAGGTACAGCTAATGCTGTGACCAAGATATTCAACAAACTCAGTCGTACCGCCGATGCTTGTGAATTAAATGAAGAGTGGGCTTTCAGAGTAGGTAGACTAGGCGGAATAGACCAACTTAAAGAAATAGAAATTAGATTAGAAAAAGACAAATTTCAAATTAATCCGCAGCCGATACTAGTACTTGAAACTGAACCCAATAATATACTAGATCAATATTATAGAATAGTAGGATCAGATTTTTCTATCCAACCAATTCCTTTTACAACTCACATAAATCCAACATCCACCGAAGCCGAGCCTGTTAGAACTGCAGGCTATGTAAAAACAAATCAAATAGATTTTGTTGTTGCATCTAGAGATGATATCCTAAATATTGATATCAATTCTGTGATTGAAAACGATCATATATGGATCACATTTGATAATTATACATGGTCTGTGTTGAGATACAATCAGTCACCGATTATAACAATAACAACTGTCACTAGATCTGAAACCGATGTTACAATAACACTGGATCGCAGGCATAATTTTGTTGTGGAAGATATTGTTGGTTTTAAAGAAATCACAAATCTTGAAGGATTCTTTAGGATCACAGCAGTTGGAGAATTTACAATAACAGTTGAAGTCTCTTCGACGGCACAAGATCCCTTATTTGACAACAGCACTATAGCGTATATCTATACACTAACACCAGCTAGATTTGCATCATATGATGTGCTAGATTTTCAACAGTCTGCTATATTAAAAGATGGTTCTAAATTATGGATTGATAATAACGGCACTAACAGTTGGGAAGTCATTGAGAAGAAAAAACAATTTGTCGAAAAACAACTCACAGAATACGGAACAACTTCTCCGTTATACACCGGATCAAAAGTATTATACATTGACAATCTAAAACAAACAATTTCTAGTATCCCTGGATCTGGATACGTGATGTCTTATATTGAAAATTCATCAGGGTTAATATTAAAACAAATCATAGCTCCGCCCGCAGGATTCGAATCTGGAGTATTAGGGTCATTCGGTAAATCCATGGCAGTGAGTCCGGATAATAGATGGCTGATTATTGGCTCACCTAATGCCAGCGGTATCCGTAGTAACTACAAGGGAACATTCAATCCTTCTGCTACCTATCTCACAGACGACATTGTGGTATATGCAGGCAAACTGTGGAAATCATTGGCCACTAATGTAGGTGACGGAAGTTCCATAAATCTTGACACCAATGATTGGGCTCCGGCAACATCAATTCCAGCTTTCTCAGCAGGGACAGCACCTGGATATACCAATCAAGGTATGATTTCAATATACCAATGGGAAAATCAAAGCTGGTCTCTTAAATCTTCTTTTGTTAGTCCTCGTGCTAATAATGACGAATTGTTTGCATCTGATATAACTATTGGTCAGTCAGGAAACACATATTACATGGCAGTATCTGCGGTAGAATCCTTGGATGGTCGCGGTCGGGTATATCTTTATACCTATAATGGCACAGAATGGAAACATCTAGAAAATCAAAATTACAAAGGTATCTATGATCCGGTGTCCACGGCTTACTATGCAGGTGAAATTGTATGGTATGATTCAGCATTATGGATGTGTTTAGAAGATTCAACACACGGCGATGGTAGTACTATATCTGTGGAATCTTCAGGTTGGCAAAGAATGGATCCTATCTCCACACATAATTCATTGCCAACAAACATTGCCATCGATGACGATGGTTCAACATTAGGCAACTTATTAGAAACGCAGGTTGGAATACTATCAAATTCTCAGCTTGCAGAATTGATTAAAATAGGCGACAAGTTTGGAACCAGTATTTCAATGAACAGAGATGGTAGCGTGTTAGCAGTTGGCTCACCATTCAGTGATGGTCAATATTTTCCTAACTTCCGAGGTGTATGGAGACCTGATATAGAGTATATCGAGGGAGATGTAGTCAGATATCAAACCGGATATTACAAATTAGTACAGAGGCTTGGGGAATCATTAGACTCCACAACTAGAAGTTATAATGAAGCCCCAGACCTAGGACAACCTTGGGATAATGTCGGCGACAGCACAGGAGAATCATCAGGAAAGGTTTTCATCTACCAAAGATCTCTAGCTGGAATTTATGAATTAAAACAAACCGTTACTTCAGGTTCAATGATTGATCTCAATGATATAGATTCCGGAACTACTCCGATCTCAGCAGGCGATCAATTTGGTTGGAGTCTAGATCTAGATTATTCTGGAACGACTCTGCTGGTTACCAGCCCCAAAGCAGATATCAATTTTCAAAATCAAGGCAGCGCCTATATTCTGCGCACAGATAGTTTTGCCGGTATCGAATATCGACTCAAACAAAAACTCGAAAGTTTTGAAATTTATCCCAACGAGTATTTTGGACAAAGTGCATCGATTAGTTACAATGGAGATAGAATAGCTATAGGTGCTAACAATTCTCCATATTCATTGCCTACTAGATTTGACATCACACAAGGCACAACATTTGACCAAAGCAGGACTAGATTCGTTGACAGAAAAGGATATTCTGGTGCGGTATATGTGTTTGAGAAAAAAGACGAAAATTATTTCTTAGTCGAAAAATTAGAAGCCACACTATCCCCATTTGAATCATTTGGATTTAGTGTTGATTGCTCGCACTCAGCGATTGCAGTAGGATCTCCTGATTATATCGCTCCTGCAACACATGGAACTGTACTAGCGTATGATGGACCTAAGACTGGTATAGTTAGATTATTTAGAAAAGACCCATTGGTAAATTCTTGGAATACACTAGAGGCTCGGAAGGCTGTCGTTGATACAACAGAGATCAAGAGTATTGAATTATATGACAATGTCAAGAATGTTAAAATACAAGACATAGATTATGTCGATAATGCTAAATTAAAAATTCTTAATATTGCAGAACAAGAAATCAAATTTAAAACTATCTATGATCCGGCAGTTTATACCATCGGGACTGATGAACAGGCAGTAGACACAACAACAGCATGGGCTGAAAGATATGTTGGAGAACTATGGTGGGACCTATCCACAGCCAAATGGAAGTATTATGAACAGGGCGATGCTGCTTATAGAACAGGTAACTGGAATTCTCTAGCACATGGAGCTTCTATTGATGTTTACGAATGGGTTGAAACATTACTACTGCCTAGCGAATGGGCAGCTCTTGCTGATACTAACGACGGAATTTCTCAAGGAATTTCTGGACAGCCTCTGTATCCTAATAACACAGTGTATACAATAAAAGAATTAATAAATCCTAATACTGGACTAGCCACTAGCACATTATATTACTATTGGGTAAGAAATAAAACAATTACTCCTTCAGGTAAACCAAGCAGAAGAATTGCAGCCTCGGAAGTAGCTTCAGCGATTGAAAATCCAGCAGGATCGGGCGTAGCCTTTATCGCTTTAATCGATTCTGATAAATTTTTAACATACAATTTTGAATCAATACTAGCTTCAGACACTGCATTGTTAAACATTCAATATCTTAAAAATAAAAAACAGTTGAATGCTATTCACAATGAATATCAGCTGTTGACAGAGGGATTAGCAGATAGTCTGCCAACAGTAAGTTTAGAAACTAAATGGATTGATAGCTTGATAGGCAGCGACGTAGTTGGTAATGTTATTCCTGATCCTAAATTGCCTGCCAAACAGAAATATGGAATCAACTTCCGCCCACGTCAGGGAATGTTTATAGATCGAAGAAGAATATTAAAAATCACTATCGATAAAATAAACACATTCTTAAAGAAAGAACCTTTCTTGGATATTGTCCCATTTGACACATTAAATGATTTTGAAGCAGCTCCATCAGAAGTATTAAACTTGTATGATCAAACAGTAGATAATCAAGTTGATTTAATCACTATCGGTACAGCTAGAGTCCGTCAAGCCGTTCTGTCAGTCAACATCATAGACAATCAAGTTGATAACATTGTCATAGTTAACAGCGGGTTCGGGTATAAAAAAGCTCCTCCTATAGTCATTGAGGGCAATGGTACAGGAGCCACAGCAAGATTATCTATTGATAATCAGGGCCGAGTAATTTCTGCGACAGTTATTACCAAAGGAAGAAAATATACATCAGCCACTGCTGTAGTCAGACAATTTTCAGTGTTAGTTAATGCAGACGAAACCACTAACGGATTTTGGTCTATCTATGCCTGGGACGATATTAGAAAAACTTTCTATAGAAGTAGAACGCAGGCCTATGACACAACGAAATATCAATTTTCTGAGGACTGGTGGGCCGAGGGGTACGGATCTACTAGTAGAATTGTTAAGGAAGTCGTATATTTTACATTGATACCTTCTGTGACAGTAGCGATAGGTGATTTAATTAGAATTACAGAATATGGCAGCGGCAGTTGGGCAGTGTTTAAAAAAACAGCAGATACTAATGCATATTTCTTTGACAATTATAAACTAGTGGGAAGGGGCGCAGGCACATTCCAATTAAGTTCATCTCTATGGAACAATGAACAATCAGGAATTGGCTTTGATAATACCGCATCTTTTGATACTAAATCATATGACATTGATAACAGTAAAGAATTGCGTATCATATTAGATAATATCAAAAATAAATTATACATCGGTGAATATGCCGTTGAGTGGAATACATTATTCTTTACTGCTGTACGATATGCCTTCGCTGAACAACAATACATTGATTGGGCATTTAAAACCAGCTTTTTGAATGCCACACATATTGTTGGACCCCTTGAACAGAAATTAAATTATAAAAACGATAATTTAGCAAGTTTCCAAGAATACATTCAAGAAGTTAAACCATATAGAACCACGGTTCGCGAATATTCCAGCAAATATTCAACCACAGAACCACTAGGACAGGCAATAACAGATTTTGACCTACCACCGACTTTCTCCACAGCCGAAGGAAAAATAGTTCCTATATCTACATCCAATGAAGAAATACAATCGTATCCTTGGCGTTGGTGGTTAGATAATCAAGGATTTGGGGTAACTGCAATAGAAGTATCTAATGCAGGCGAAGGATATACCACAGTACCTAATGTATTGATTTCCGGTAATGGCACCGGAGCCAAAGCAAGAGCATTTGTGTCTAACGGTGAAATTTCTGGATTTGAAATCCTAGATCAAGGTACCGGGTATACACAAACACCAACTATAACATTAGTAGGTGGAAACAGCACCAAACCAGCATCTGCGATTGCAGTACTTGGCGATTCTAAAGCTAGGACATTTGGTATAACAGTGAAATTTGATAGATTATCTAAACAAGGTACTTACATTGATCTATCTCAGGAACAGACATTCACTGCCACAGGATTTACTGCGGTATTTGATTTAAACTATGCACCAACTAGAGATAAAACTAAAATCACTATTACCAAAGACAATCAAGTGGTGTTAAATGATGAATACATAATCAATCTATACACATCCACCACAGATACCTACAGTTTATTAAAAGGCAAACTTATATTTGTAACAGTACCCGAAGCAGGTAGTATTATTAAAGTCGCCTATGAGAAAAATGACTCCTTGCTGGATGCAGTTAATCGTATAGAAAAATTCTACGCACCAAGTTCAGGAATGCGAGGCAAAGAATTATCACAGTTAATGACTGGCATAGATTTTGGTGGTGTACAAATTCAAGGCACAACATTCGATGTCACTGGCGGCTGGGATGCTTTACCGTGGTTCACAGATAACTGGGACAGCGTAGAAGCAGCAGCTGATTATTATGTGGTCTGTGACGGAAGCACTACTTCAGTGACTCTACCATTCATACCAGCTGTGGACCAAGAAATCAATATCTATTTAAAACGTGCAGGAACAGGAATCGCAAGAGACATTGATACACTTGGTCCGGCAACAGCACCAACAGTGGTATTTGTTGAATCCACACAGGCACCCGCGGCTGTGAGAATAGATTCTCCTTATTTTATATTAGGAGATGATTCATCAACATCCGTAAATCCCAACGCTCAGATGCCTACCTTTATTGGTGATGGTGTTACAAACACCGTAGAGATCGGAGATTACATACAGACCAATGTTGGAGACATACTGATATTTCGTCCTGTAGAAAGCGACGGCAGTGTAACTATTACTGATAATAATCTTTTAGATACTAGACTAAGTGGTGGTACATTTGCAGCAACAGGATCTACAGCCACCAGCATTGCTCCAAATACCATAGACGGTATGTATGCGATTGCTAGAGGAACATTAGCAGAAGAAATATCTATAGATGGTGATACATTTATTTCTCCTGATCAAGTGCCAGCACCAGAAGAAAATGTTCCGGGTCAGGTATTAGACAGCGTCAGCATCAAAGTGTTTAATAACACTCGTTCTGGCGCAGCACCTTTACAATCTAAGACCATCATCTCAGACGGTGTTACTAAGATCTATGACATTGATTTAGAAATCTTAGAATCTCGATCACTATTGGTATATGTTAATAAGATCAAACAAGAATATAATAGTACAGATTCTACAATCAATTACAGCATCGATTTTATCGCTAAACAGATTGAATTCACAACAGCACCAGCTGCTGGCGCAGTGATTGAAATAATAGAGGTTGGATTAGGAGGTGTTACACTATTGGATTACCAAGAATTTGTTGCTGATGGCACAACCAGCTTATTCCTAACAGGTGCAAACTACAGCGATACTTCTGCTGTGTTAGTTACAGTAAATGGAGAATATGAGGACGTGGGATTCACTGACAGCACTGGTGTTGTTACTACCGCGGGAAAAACATTGATAAGATTTGGTACTAATCCTAGTTTCAGAGATGTTGTGAAAATAATCTGTATAGGATCAGTATCAGATGTAGATTCTACAGAATTGCCGATAGTTCGTGTAAACAGACAATCTATACAGTTTGAAGGCAGCACAAGAAGTTTTGATTTAGATACATTTGTGAATCTATCTCGGGCGTCGGCTGTATCTTCTATGGTAGTAGAATTAAATGGAATAGCACTTAGAGGAGTAGATACTGTTTATACAACCTATGATGGAATAACAGCAAATGTTGTATTAGGTGTTGACCCCGAGGAACCAGCTGGTGCCATTCTGTCACAGAATATCAAAGTATTTGTCAATGATGAATTAAAAACAGTAATTCAAGATTATACCTACAACGGTACTACTAAAACAGTAGCTATCGATCCAGCGATACTTGTCGAAGGCGATGTTGTTAAGATTGAAAACGATTTTAGATCGCAGTATGCTGTAGTAGATAACAATCTAGTAATTGATGCTGATGTTGCTATGATTTATGATGATATCATAAATGTAACATGGTTCAGTGAATATCCATCGATGGGTATAGTTTCAGACGAATATACCGGAGGCAAGGTTAACTATTATCTACCACAAACACCACTGGCTGCTAGCTATGTATGGGTTTATAAAAATGGTGTAAGATTAACCAAAGATCAAGATTATTATGTATCACTACCAAGAAGTGTACTGTACCTCACAGCCAATTCCACTGCGGCAGATTTAATCAAAGTAGTGACATTTGGCTCAGACATTTATCGTGCACCTAGCGCATTCGAAATACACAAAGACATGTTGAATATCTATCATTTCAAACGATATTCTATTGGTGCTGTAGAACTGGCCAAAGATCTAAATTACTATGATCAAGAAATCACAGTCAATGACGGTAGCCTATTAGGAGAACCTATCGTTTCGAGAAACGTTCCGGGTATAATCACTGTTAATGGCGAACGTATTGAATACAACAGCAAAGTAGGCAATGTATTGTCAAAATTACGTAGAGGAAGCTTTGGTACTGCGATACCGGTATTACATGCTACAGGCAGTGTTGTAGCAGACGTCGGTCCTCGAGAAACTGTGCCTTATAATGAAACACAAGACCGTCAGGATTTTGTATCAGATGGTAGCAGCTTGTTAGTAGGTCCGTTGGATTTTACACCAGTACAAGGCACTAGAACCACATGGTATCGATCAACGATTCCGACCACACACGGCCCCTGCGATCAAGTAGAAGTTTTTGCTGCAGGTAAAAGATTACGCAAAGATCCTCTAGCTGTATACGATGAAACATTAGGAGCCAGCAGTCCTGCAGCAGATACGCAGCTTGAAGCTGAATTTGCCGTGGACGGGGTTGCAAATTACATAAGATTAACCACTGCGATTCCGGCAGGAACTAGAATATCTGTGATAAGGAGGACTGGTAAAGTATGGTACGATCGTGGTGAAACCACAGCCAGCGCAGGCGAATCGTTGCTGGAAAATACCACACCTATGGCAGAATTCATTGCTAAACGCACTACTAAATTGCCCGAATAAATACAACTATGGAATCACAAGAGACTAATATGCCAGAAAACAAAGACCAAAAAAACCAACAGGTAGAACGAAGACCAAACGAAACAGGTGGTGTTCATTTTGAAGGACATATAAAGATTTTTGATCCGGAAAGCGGAGAAGTCTTTATCGACAAGCGCAACGCTATACACTACGAAAACATGAGTGTGGCTATGGTAAACAGTTTAAGTAACCAAGGTCAAGGAACTATTTATGAAATGGCCTTCGGAACCGGCGGCACAGTGGTAGATCCAACCGGGCTGATATCATATCTAACTCCTAACACAGTTGGTGTAAATTCCAGTTTGTATAATCAAACATACGCTAAAATAGTTGACGAAAATCAATCAAATAATACAGATCCAGTAAGAAACAAAATGGAAGTTCGACATGTCAGCGGCGCAACCTACAGCGATATTATAATCAGCTGTCTGCTAGATTACGGTGAGCCCACTGATCAAGAAGCATTTGACAACTCTGTAGACCTAAGCGGTAATTTCGTATTTGATGAACTTGGTCTTAAGAGTTACAATCCCAACGGTGATGGCAAATTGCTGACACATGTGGTATTCCACCCCGTACAAAAAAGTCTAAACAGACTGTTACAAATCGATTACACGATCCGTGTACAGAGCTTAACCGGTTTTACAGAGGTATAATAGATGCCATATATTGTTAATTTTACAGATAGCGACAACAAGACACCTATAACGGTGTACGATAATACCTCCAGCACAGATACCAGTCTAAAGTTTCCAGGAAGAAATATCACAGGTTATGGACAGATTATCGCAGAAAACTTTCTACACATTCTAGAGAATTTTGCCAGTGCAACAGCACCAGTGAACCCAACTGAAGGCCAATTATGGTACGATAGCGAAAACGGTATCTTAATGATATGGGATAATACCAATTGGAAATCAGCATCAAACATACAAAAAAGTGCATCTGCACCTAGTGTAGAAACTTCAAAAGTCGGCGAGTTGTGGGTAGATACCACTAATCAACAGTTACGTATCTATTCAGGAACAAGATGGATTCTAGTAGGACCTTCAGAAAGTTCTATCGATGGTTTGCGTTATGGACCTGCAATCGAACAGATAGCAGACTCAGATAACATAACTAGATCTATATTGACATTTTATATTGCTGACATTCCAGTAGTAATTTTCAGTAAAGATAGTTTTACTCCCAAGAATACTATTTCTGGTTATGCAGTAATACGTGCAGGAATGAATATCAATGTGCCGGTATCTGCACCAGAAATTGCACAATTCGTAGGCGGATTATTACCTAAATATTATGGCACTGCACAAAGTGCAGATGCATTGAATATCGGTACTGCACAAGTACCAGCATCAAAATTTCTACGCACCGACACAGTTAATACCACAGACTTTGGTCTTAATATAAGAAATAATTCGGGAGTTACTGTGGGTATTGATGGAACATTTACTGTTTCTACATCAGCAACTGCCGCAAAAATTTACAATAGTGCGGCTGGAAGTTCATTAGATCTACAGGTCAACAGAAATGGTATTGCTAGCACTATTTTAAGAATATTAGATAACAAAATAGGCATTAATAAAGCCAGTCCTGCTGAAGCTCTTGATGTTGATGGAAATATTTTTACCAATGGTGCATTAATAATTTCTAATACTACAGAAAGCACTAATTTCAGTAATGGTTCGTTAAGAACCGCCGGCGGTGCAAGTATTACTAAAAATTTAATCGTTGGTACAGGATTAGATGTTACAGGCGTTACACAGACTAACACCATACAACCTAAAAGCACAGAAACATATGATATTGGAACAAGTCTAAGAAGATGGAAAACAATTAGAGCAAAAACTATCATAGCAGATGAAATCGAAGGCGTGCTCAACGGTAACATCAATGGTAATGCCAACACTGCTACAAACTTAAAAAATGTTACAACTTTTCAATTATCCGGTGACGTATCTTCGCCCACAGTAGCATTTGATGGTCAAGTAGGAAGCTATGCCAAGGTATTTACGACTAGCTTGACTGCTAATATTATACAAAGTAAATTAGAACCATTCCCAAATGTTTCCAAGAAAAATGATTATATTCTAACTTATAGAGCTTCAGAAGTAGCTACCGCATCTCTAGGATTATTAAAGCAAACCAGAAATACATTTGTTGGAGATCTTGGTGTACCTATGGGAGGTATCATGCCATATGCTGGTGCTAGTGCTCCATATGGATATCTATTCTGTGACGGTTCCGAAGTTGAAAAATCAAAGTTTCCAGACTTATTTGATGCTATTGGTACCTTGTATAACGGCGCTACACCTCTAAATGGAAGTAACACATTTAGATTACCTGATTTGAGAGGTAGATTTGCACTGGGTAAAGACAATATGGATAATGGTGGTACAGTTCCTAATGCGCTTGGCGGATATATTGACGCAGGTGGCGGCAACATAGATCGTGTGCCAGATACTAAAGCAGACATTCTAGGCGAAGGTGCTGGTTCAAGTGCAGTGGCATTAACATTAAGCAATCTTCCTGATCACGAACATTCATTGCAAAATTCTGGAGTACAGTATTCTGTTGTTAGAGTTGACTCAGCAATTAATCCACCGGCAACCACAGGCCTAGGACCAACAGCTTCGGGACAGACACAATACTTGAACACATCGGGTCCTATCAAAAAACCAGATCCTTCGTTTACACTAGGGACAGCAATAGGTATTATGAATCCATATCTAACAATAAATTATATTATTAGATCCGGACCACCCTCATTTTAATTAGAGAAAAATAAATGGCATATCAAATAAACAAGAAAGACGGAACCGTTGTAGCAACAGTCGCAGATGGTCAGATTGATACACTATCTACGGATCTAACACTCATTGGAAAAAATTACAGCGGCTTCGGAGAAGCCTTAAATGAGAATTTTATCAAGTTGCTGGAAAATTTTGCCAGCACAACAAGACCTACGCATCCGATACGTGGTCAGATATGGTTTGATGTTTCGGAATCTAAATTAAAAGTATACAGCGGTACACAATTCTTACCAGTTAGCTCTGCAACTATTGCCAATACTCAACCTACATCACTGGGAGTTGGCGATCTATGGTTTAATGACGTTGATAGACAACTATATTTCTTTGATGGCACAACTGTTATACTTTTGGGACCAGCGTACTCTAGTAGCCAAGGAATCAGCGGATTAAAAGTAGCGAGCATATTAGATACTCTAAATCAAACTCGAGTTGTCACTTATCTCTATAACAACGGAATACTACTAGGTATATTTGCTAAAGATTCATTCACTCCGAAAGTTGCTATTTCAGGATTTACAGGTAGTATCATTCCCGGCTTCAATGCCGGTAATCTTGCCGGATTGAAATTTGCTGTTACCTGCACAAATTCAGAATCTTTAGGCGGGGTTACAGCAGCTACCTACGTGAGAAAGGATACTTCAAATTCAATTAACGGACAACTTCAACTTACGGCAGATCTTGGACTTGTAATAGGATCGGCGGGTCAAGGAGCCTTTAACGTAAACACTGGTAATGTGTTTTTACAAAACACCGCCGCAGACAAGAATTTCATTTTAAACGTTCGTAAAGGTATCAATCAAGAAGATGCTATATCGATACAAGCTGCTTCTAGAATTATTGATTTATATGCAGGGCAAATTACCAGCCAAGTAAATATTGGCGGCAGCTTGTTGGTAACTGGAGATTTAACAGTTACAGGTAATACTACCACAGTGAACACTGAAGTATTAACCATTGAAGATAAAAACATAGTATTAGCCAGCGCAGGCGACAGTACAGCAGGATCAGATGCGAATGCTGACGGCGGCGGCATCATTCTAAGAGGTACTACAGACCATGAATTTTTATGGAATGGTCCTCAGACGGCTTGGGACAGCACAGAACATATCAACTTAGTTGCTGGTAAAGAATTCAAAATCAACGGTATTACTGTGCTATCAGGCACTAGCCTAGGCCCTGGAATCACAGCAATTCCTGGTGTAACATCATTCGGTACACAAAACACAGTGAACATTGGACCAGGTGCACCACCGGTTACGCAAATGCGCCTACAGAATCATAGAATCTCTACTGTATCTAGTAACTTTGATATTGAATTAGAACCAGATGGCACTGGCAATGTGGCCTTAATTGGTTCGCCTAAGATCACAGGTTTGGCAGACCCCACAGGCGCTCAAGACGCTGCCACAAAAGAATACGTAGATTATGTAGTGGAAACACGTTCAATAATATTGAGCATGGATTTTAGCGACACTCCAACTAATATCTATATCATTAACAACATATTGAATGTAATGGCACCACCAGGACCAGAATACAGAGATCAAACATATTGCAGGATTCTCTGCAGTATTGCTAACAATTCTACAACAACACTGGATATAAATCCGCTGATAAGTCAGAGCACAGCAACATTTACCACGCCAACAGGAACTGCACCAGCAGTGACCAACGTTGCGATTGGTATAGCCACTGTGCCTGCTGCGCCAATATCTGTGTTGAGATTTATTAAGACATTCCAGATTCAAGTGGGATCATGGACACATATTTCAGATAGTGCAACATTCTAAGACCAGGGGCGAATAAATGGCATACACGATAAACAAATTTAATGGCACGGAACTAGTAGTTCTAGAAGACGGAACCATTGATACCTCAACCAGTCTAGGATTAGTTGGCAGAAATTACGTTGGTTACGGTGAAACACAGAATGAAAATTTTGTTTTCTTGTTAGAAAATTTTGCTAACACAGCACCGCCAGCAAGACCCTTAAAAGGACAGACTTGGTTTAATTCTACTACCAGTATATTGTATGTCTATGATGGAGCAAAATGGGCCATTGTGGGAGCAGCGGTATTGTCCTCAACAGCCCCAGAAGGTGCATCATTAGGACAGCTATGGTTGCGAACCACAGACAACACACTGCATGTGTGGACCGCAGCAGGGTGGACATTTATCGGCCCAGAAGCTGTGGCAGGATTTGGTACTACAAGGGCTAGAAGCACAACTCTAATAGATACCACAGGCACTACAAGACCGGTGATTTTAATCACTGTCAATGGAATAGTTACTGCTATCTGTTCTTCAATAGCATTTACTATTGCAGCATCGAACGCTGTAGAAGGATTTTTAGATGTTGAAACAGGAATCACTCTTTCAAGTCTAAGAAAATTTAAAGGAAGCCTAATTGGAAACGCCACCAGCGCAACGTTCTTAGAAACTCCAAGAACTATCAATGGTGTGTTATTCAACGGTGCATCAAACATCATAGTGAAATCCAGCACCACAAACAAGCTGGTCAAAGGCGATTATCTAACAGGATCAGATTTTGATGGATCCAGTGAAATAACGTGGGCTGTAGACGCTAGCTCAGCCAACATCATTGGCAAAGTAGTTGTGAGAAATAGTTCAGGTGGATTTGCCGCCGGAACAATAACAGCGGATTTAGTAGGATCAGTAACAGGTAATGTCACTGCTGCTTCTGGAACCAGTACATTTAATAAGGTAATTGCTAACGAATTTGTTGGCCCAACACTGAGTGGTAATGCAGCTTCGGCTACAAGATTAGTCACAGCTAGAAGTATCAACGGTGTATTGTTTGATGGCACAGATAATGTTACTGTACCAGCTAATGCTGAAACACTAACAGGTACATTTATTAATCCGTCTGTGTCACAATCTAATCTAAGCACTGTAGGATTACTGACTAATTTAAATGTAGCTGATGCTGGAATAAATGTTGGCAGTCAATTTAAGATGCTGATAGATGGTGCAACTCCTACCATCCGTGTTACTGCCACAAACAAAAAAATTAATTTTGATATTGCAGATACCAGTCAACCAGGTGCTGTAACAGATTTAAGTTTTATTCCAGCATCGGAATCATTGGCATTAGGAGGGTTGAATGCTCCGGCATTTATTCCTGACACAGAAGGTGTGACTAATCTAGGTCATCCTGCAGCAGAATGGAATAAGATTTATGCCAATAATTTGGTAGGTAATGCTGACACAGCAACACTAGCAACCACAGCGACTAATGTTGCAGGTGGCGGTGCAGGTGCATTAGTATATCAAACAGCAATATCTACAACAGGACTATTATCAGTAGGCACGCCCGGACAGATTTTAAAAGCAGGGGCTAGCAATACTTTAATATGGTCAAATCCAACATTTGAAGGATTAACTCCAGGCAGCTATCTAGCACTAAAAAATACAATTACAGATGCACCTGTAGCTACCTATGATGGATCCAGTGCTATTCCAGTAACAATTTTTGTTGATGCTACCTCCTCAAATACAGTCAGCAAAGTAGTGGCACGTGATTCCAGCGGAAATTTTGCTGCTGGGACAATCACCGCTAATCTAACAGGTACAGCCACAAACTCTACCAATGCTGCTAACATAGCAGTGACTGATGATACTAGTTCTACCACAGCCTATGTAACATTCGCCACAGCATCCTCTGGTAATACTCCAGCAAAGGTCAACACTAATATGACCTATAATGCTGCAACTAATGTGTTAAACACGACAGCAGTTAATGCACAATTTTCTACAACTAGATCTCCATTTGATGGCAGTACAAGAATTGCTACCACAGCTTATGTAGATAATATGTTAGCTAAGATTCCTAACAGATTAGTGGTCAGTGATCCAGTACCAAATGTAACTACACCAAGCAGTCAATATAGAGATCTAATACAAGCATATCTACCTGCAAATACAGTCACAGTGGGAACAACATTTGATTTTATTATAAATGTGCTATTTGCTACTACGGCAACATCTGTTAGTGGTGCACAATGGATTAGCGCCTATCAATACGGAACACTGTCAGTGGCAGCCACAACAACACTATTTGATTCAGCCACAGGATTTAAATTAATATACCAATCAAACGGTTCTACCTGGAATTATACAGGATCGTGGAGTTACGTATAATGACTGTGAGCTGTGTGGAAAATTATTGCAAGAATGTTGATGCTATAATAGACCTAGCAGAAAAATACTCTGATAAGTTTAATGTAAGAAAACCTGGAGAAAAATATAATTTTTCCACAGCCTACGGAGACAGTCAGCTAAAAAGCATGTTTCGTTGGAATATGCCAGAAGATTTAAAAAAGTTAGTATATGAATCATTACCAGAAGAAGATAGAAGCTGTGATGGATTTGTGATTAACAAATATGAACCAGGTGATTTTTTAAAACGTCATAGAGACAGCGTTGGTGGATATTGGAAATTTAAGTTGATATTTTTAAAGTCCACTAAGCCACATTTTAAATGGTATGATGAAAACAACCAAGGACATTTGGTAGAAGAAAAACCAGGTATGCTATTAAAGATGCCGGTGAATCTCGAACATGAAGTAACTGAAATAGAACAGGACGAAGAACCTAAATACAGTCTAGCACTAAGCTGGGGTAAAATATTATGACACAAAAAATAGCAATTTTTAATGAAACTGGTAGCCATGTGATTTCTATGATGGATTACGATTCATCGTTTGTAACTAATCTTACAACAAATAATGTAAAACACAAGGTGTTGACCATAGATTTAGCCAGCCAATACTATTGGGGAGATTTTGCCACAGGCTCTATCAGATCACGAAACGATCAACCTATTGTTGAAGAGGTGGTGTTAGATACTATCATCAACAAAGAAATATTGGCTAGATACCCAATCCACACACAATTGAACATTATTGCGGACTGTATCGAAAAATCCGGAATTCCTTTAACACCAGAATTCCAAGAAATGCGTAGCTGGATAGGTCAAAAAGTTGCAAATCACAATTCAGCTATCGATGCATACGCATCTAACCCTAATACCTATAGTTGGTGGCCAAAACCCACTGTACCTACAGAAGAATAGGGGCTGATAAATAACAGTATTATTAAGGGCGAGAGACCATGGCATACCAAGTAGACAAGTTTAACGGGACATTTTTAACTTCTGTAGAAGACGGAACCATTGACAGTACCACCGATCTGCGTTTTGTAGGTAAAAACTACGCAGGGTATGGTGAAGTACAGAATGAAAATTTTCTGCATTTATTAGAAAATTTTGCAAATACCACACAGCCACCTAAATCAATATTAGGGCAAATTTGGTATGACAGCGCCAACAAGCGTCTAAAATTCTATAATGGTTCTCAATTCAAAGTAGCCGGCGGTGCCGAAGTTAGCGTAACTGCACCCAGCGGACTAGCAGTAGGAGAATTTTGGTGGGATTCCACAGCCAAGCAATTATATACCTATGACGGCGCTCAATTTGTACTAGTTGGACCTGAAGCTAGTCCAGATCTAGGTACTAGTTCTGTTGTAGCGCAAGTGGTTAAAGATGATCTCAATAACAGTCATACTATTCTCAAACTTTTAGCAGCAGGTAATTGCGTAGCTATCATCAATAATGATCCTGCGTTCAATCTAAGTACCACAGTGAACCCAATTGCTGGATTCACAAGTCCAAACACCATTAAGAAAGGTATTACTCTAGCATCTACTAACTCAGCGGGAGTGAGTCAGAACGATTATGTATATTGGGGAACATCATCAAATGCTCTAAGATTAGGTGGTGTATTGGCTGCTGATTATCTACAAAAAGGCAGTGTTGTATTTGACAGTGAAATATCATTCAAGGATCCAGGATTTAATCTAGGAGACGGCAACGATCTTCGTATTCGTGTAGAAAATTCAGACGAAGTTATCATTGAAAATCGTCTAGGTAATGAGATCACGATGCGTATCACAGTATCGGAAACCACTGATGAAAGAGATGTTGCAGTATTCAACAGCTCAGGCGTTGTTCCTGGTACGACAAATGTGTATAATCTAGGATCAGCCACTAACAAATGGGCCACAGTCTATGCCACAGCTACAAACAGTAATATATTAGCCAATGATTCGACCACAGCTTACAATGCCACAACAAAAGGATTCACAGGTTCATTCACAGGAAATGTTGTAGGCACTGATTCTACAGTATTAATAAATGCCACAACCAAACAGATCGGATATCCCGCTGCTAATTTACAGGGAACACTAATTGGTAACGTACTAGGTAATGTTACAGGTACAGCATCAAACGCTACTGCCCTAGATTCTAAACTGCCAGCAACTGCTGCGACACCTAATACACTAGCACTCAGAGATGCGTCTGGTAATATAACTGCTGTAAGGTTCACTGGAATAGCAGACAAAGCTGATCAATTACTAGTCGGTGCAGCATATAGATCATCAGCGACTACTGCAACAGCTAACACAATCGCAGCTAGAGATGCTAGTGGTGATATATATGCCTCATTGTTTCAAGGCACAGCCACAGCAGCTAGATATGCTGACCTAGCAGAAAAATATCTTGCAGATCAAGACTATGAAGTTGGTACTGTAGTCGTTGTTGGCGGCGAGGCAGAAGTTACTGCATCAATAGCCGGACAAAGAGCGATTGGTGTTGTAAGTGCTAATCCTGCATTTATGATGAACAAAGATCTCGAAGGCGGTACTTATATCGCACTAAAAGGACGTGTACCAGTTAAGGTAAATGGTACAGTTAAGAAAGGAGACAGATTAACTGCTGGCGATTACGGATGTGCTATAGTGTCTAACGAATGTAAAGATGTTTTTGCTATAGCTTTAGAATCCAGTGACGATGCTGGAATTAAATCAATTGAAGCAGTGGTGCTGTAAAAAATGCCTAAGTTTGACACAGAAAGCCCACAAAGAATTGCGGCCACAGACTATAATGCTATAAGAAATAAAATTATTGCTGTGCTCGGTACTGGATCAGGGCAACAAGGATACGGTCAGCCCATAGCTAGTTCTGCAACATTTGCTGGTAACAATATAACTAAAGCTCAGTGGGATCTTCTGCGTTATGATTTAACAAACGCCAAGGTTCATCAAGACGGAGTATTACCAACTATAATAACAGTGGCCAGCGGAGATTTTATTGGTTACGGTGCTGGATACCCTAATACCAACTATGACACCTTAGCAGAACAAGCGATACTGAATAGATTTAATATAGGTGCAGGACAATCTGTTTTATCATTACCAACAATGACCGGGCAAACTAGTACAGGAGTGATATCTAGAACAGGATCTTGGACCACACAGAGCCAATGCACTCTAACAGTGACTTTTGCTACAGCCAACGACGCTAGATATTTTTTCAACAGTGGTGGTAAAATAAGATTCACCAGTTCGAGAACAGGCGGAGCATCAACTTCGCAAAACAATGCATGGACAAATTTGTTAAGCACCGCAGCAGGTACTATTAATTTTGGAGCACAAACTCCCGCAACTGTTAACTTCTATACTCTAACTACATCATACCAACAATGGTACATTGTATCTTCAAGTAGTCCTTACTCAGCAAATTTCTATAAAATAGAAGCATTGTGTAACTGTACAGACCCAACCAATGTAAATGGTACAGCTAGCGTAGTGACATTTAGAATTACGTGGGGAGATAATTATGTTGATACTCATCCTGACCCTCCGGGAGATCTAGTAAACGGAACTCTTAGTCTCACAGTCGAAGAATTAAAAGCAGCAGGATCGTTAATACCTAGTGGTTCATTCTCTATCACTAGTCCATCTTATTCAATATCTGCTATCACTGCCACGTAATAGTGTTAAATAGCACAACAAAAGGAAGATAATTACGATATGGCATTGCAAACAGTCACCCTTACTTCTACAGTTCCTTCATCTAGTTGGACAGTTCCCTCTGATTGCTTTTTGGTAAATGCATTTCTTGTAGGTGGTGGTGGTGGTGGCGGAGCCGGTAATGGAACTACCAACGGTGGCGGTGGCGGTGGCGGTGGCCGAGTTAGATATGTTATGGGCATTTCTGTAACCCCTGGAGGAACAGTTACATATACATTAGGTTCAGCAGGTGCTGCGAATGGTGGGAATGGTGGAACGACTACGTTCGGATCAACTACTGTAGCTGGCGGATCTGGCGGCAGTACAGGAACAGGTGGTGCAAGTTCATCACTGATTCTATCAACAACTACAAATTACAGCGGTGCAGTGACTGGTAGTGGAATTGGAGGAGGCGGAGCCGGTTCTGGAGCTAATGGAATCGCTGGTACATCTGGCGGTTTTGGCGGAAACGGATATTTATTCAATGGAACTGCGTATGGTGGAGGCGGCGGCGGCGGAAACGGAACATATTCTGCTGGTTCTGCTCGACCAGTGGCTTCTCCATACGGTGGAGCAGGTGGTGGTGGCCGTGGAGGAAGCGAAGGATCTGGTGCTAACGGTGCAGCAAATACCGGAGGTGGCGGTGGCGGGGGTAGTGCAGGCGGAACATTAACTACATTTGGTACATTAGCGAATAATAATAATTCACCACCGGCACCTGCTCTAACACTAGGTGCTCAGAATGGCGGTTCAGGCGGTACTGGTTTGATCATTGTAGAGTACGACCAAGCTGAATTTAAAATAACAACGTCATCTCCGGGTGTGGCAGAAGGCAGTCCTATAACGATAACGTTATCAACTAGAAATGTTTCTAATGGCGCTGTATTTCCTTATACCATAACTGGGGTTGCAGCAGCAGATTTCAGCCCAGCCACACTCACTGGTAATTTTACAGTTTCGAGTACTGATGGAGGACTTACTGGAACTGCATCGGTTACTTTAACTATGGCTTCAGAATCAACCACTGAAGGAAACGAAACCGCAGTTATAACTTTAAATAATGGATTTGCTTCAAAAACTTTCACGGTAGGTGATCTATCAATAACAAGTGGGCCAGCTGTTATTTTAGATAAAAAAATACAGAAAGTAGACTATAATGCCACACAAAGTAATGTAGCATCTGTGATGGGAACAGGAACAGCTGATTTTGGGTACGGGCAAACGTTGTTAAGCTCTCAGGTAACTGATGATAGTAGAGTAACAGTAAATGAATGGGCCAATCTACGATATGATATAATTAATGCATGGATACATCAATTTGGATCAGCACCAGCACCGGTAACAGCGGCTGTAGGCGATCTAGTCAGAGCTAATTCCGGTACATCTCCATATTCTTCATATCAGCCGTTCGCTAATGTATTACTTGCTAACAGATTTGGAATTCACTCTAGCCAAGCTGTTACAAGAACTGGCCCATCAGTTGGTGTCTTTTGGAACGCACAACAGACATGGCCCGGAGTCTATGGAGTATCATGGTCTACTAAGATTCAAAGTACAGTGACCGTGTCGTTTACAACAGCAAATAAAGCTCGAGCATTTTTTAACAGTGGTGGCGAAATCCGATTCATTTCTTCTAGAACAGGTGGTGCCGCATCGCAACAAAACTCATCCTGGACCACACTGTTAAACAGTGCCGGCACAGTGGCATTTGGTGGGGTAAAACCAAGTCCAACAACAGAACCCAATGATGGTCAAAATTTCTACAGACTTTCAAGCGTTTTTCAATATTTTTATACGGCCAGTTCAACTAGCCCATATTCTGCAAATATCTATAGAATAGCAGCTAGAACTCCGTCAGTATCTGATAATAGTTCAGGAACAGCCAACACTATTGAATTCTTAGTAGAATGGCTAGATTCACATCCTGGTGCAGTTTCCTACGATGCTGTTGATGGAACTGTGTCCTTATCAGTAAACACTCTCGAAGCATCAGGGACGCTTACACCTGTGTCAGCTGGCACTTTCTCAGTAGAAACACCATCAATTACTGTGGGCGCAATAACTCCTTAAAAATATTTTTCCTAGTGTAGCAACAAATAAATAAACTGCTACTATATTGTTAGGAAAAATACATGGATGAACGTTTAAAAAAATCTCTAGAATTTGCTAATTATCGACAAACCTTTGCAATTCAAAAACGCACACTTAAAGAAAAAATTGCAGCTACACTGACCTACGGATATAATGGCGGTATATTTAAAATCGATCAGACGCTGATTACATTCGTTCAATTGTTGATCGATCAAGGCAGAACGTCGGGTGTGCCTCTTCTCGATGTAAATAACAATCCAATAATGATCGAAGACCTGCAGGTTTTCAAAGATGAGATCTTTGATAGATATTTTACCACTACATTAGAATATTATGAGCAGTACGAACTTTTGAAAAAAAGCAGAAGTGTTGAAAAACTATTAGATCTATGACACGTGGTATATTAATTTTTGCACATAATAACAGAGACGTTGACTATGCGTTAATGTCGATAGTGTCCGGTCATTTAGCTGGAAAATATTTACAGGTTCCTGTGTCACTAATAACAGATAAGTTTACAATTCAATGGATGAAACAATCTAAAATCTATCAAAAAGCCAAATCAGTGTTTGATAAGATTATTGAAATAGAAAAACCAGTTACTGATAATCAACGTAATCTGCATGACGGAGTTGAAAATAAACTAGTTCCGTTTATAAATTCCAATAGATATTCTGCATATGAATTAACTCCCTATGATCGAACTCTATTAATAGATAGTGATTTTTTAATTTTTTCTAATACACTAGAAAATTATTGGGACGTTGATTCGGATATATTAATTTCCTCAGCTATAAATGATATCTACGATCAAAAAAGATTAGGTTATCACGATAGATATATTTCTGATACAGGAATACATTTGTATTGGGCTACAACTGTGATGTTCTCAAAAAGCGAATATTCGAAAACATTTTTTAATTTAGTAGATCAAATTAGAGAAAATTATCAATACTATTCAGATTTGTTTAGATTTGATAGTAGACAATATAGGAATGACATCGCATTTAGTATTGCAAAACATATATTAGATGGTTACGAAACTGATATTACTAGTAGCCTTCCACCAGTATTATCGATGTTAGATAAAGATGTTCTACTAGATGTTTCTACATCAGGAAAACTAACAATGTTAGTTTCTCCAAATTTAGATTCAAATTATATTGCAGCATCAGTGAATAATGTAGATATTCATGTTATGAATAAACAAAGTTTAATAAGACAATCAGATAAACTCTTGGAGATAAAATGAGTTTTGGATATCTTATTATTATTTCAACATCTGATAAAGTTGATTATCTCGAATTGGCCTACGGTCTTGCATTAAGTATAAAACATACACAGAAACCTGGATATGATAAAGTGGCGTTAGTTACCGACGACATCAATGCTGTAAAAAAATTAAATTCTGCTTGGGTATTTGATCATGTGATAGCGTGGGATAAAGAATCTTTTTGGGATGGTAGAAGTTGGATGGATCAATTAACTCCGTTTGATAATACTGTGTGTCTTGATGCCGATATGTTATTTCTGCGAGATTACAGCCATTGGATTGATTATTTTGTCGCTAATACAGAACTATATGTCACTAATAAATCTTATAATTATAGAAGTGAGTTAGTTAATTCAGACGAATATCGTAGAGCATTTACTAAAAATAATCTACCTAATTTATATTCACTATACACATTCTTCAAAACGGATTCTGAATCAGCTAAAGAATTCTTTACGTTGGGTCGGTATATAATCAAAAATCCCACTGAGTTTTCGAATACATTTTTATCTGAATACAGACCTAGGATCGTAGGAACCGACGAAGCATTTGCGCTCAGCGCAAAAATACTAGGTATAGAAGATAACATCAGCTATGAATTAGAATTTCCTAGAGTAGTCCATATGAAACCAATGATACAGAATTGGCCCTGGCCAGCAACTTCATGGAGTGATCATATAGGATTTTATCTTAATAGAAAAGGTCAATTAAAATTAGGAAATTATCAACAATATGATATTGTTCATTACGTTGAAAAAGATAAAATTAACAAAGAAATGATTAACATTTTAGAGGAATTGGTATGGAAGAAATAGAAAATCTAAAAGATCTATTTGAAAACATGGTATTGCCTGAACCAAAGTATACAGCAGTATATGATCCTAATTCGGGCTCATTACATTGTATAGGGCCAAAATCTGTTTTAGGAAATGAAAAATATACAATAGATGTTGATCAAGAAACAGCCGAAATGATAGTTGAGGGTAAGATAAAAATAAGTTCTTGTTTCGTGGATCTTATAGATAATACTTTTCAAATCGCCGAAGTTAAAACCGCTGTTAAGATAGATGATGTGCTGCATCGAATTATTGAAAAACAATACGCCGATGATGAAAAAATTGATCTTTACATAGAATATAGCATCGAAGAAAAATCTTTAACTTTACAATTAAGTGAAGAATATACAGGAACATATATCCAACATGAAAAATTTCAACCAGTAAAGAAAAAAAATATTACCTGGTCTGGTGACACTGAAATGAGATTTTTTCTTACAGATTATAACGACCCTAATTTTATATACGATACAATATCGTTAAAAATTTCTGATCTAATAGAAAAATCTAAAAAATTTACCAATCTGTCTTTGCCGCCTAAATTCAGTTTATACACAAGAAGAATTTTTAAAAATTATTTGATTGACATAAAATGAAAATAGTAGAATTTGATATTGTATTTCTCAGCTATGACGAACCTAATGCCGATATGCATTATGCCGACCTTCTAACTAAAGCACCATGGGCCAAACGTGTGCATGGAGTCAAAGGGTCAGATGCTGCACACAAGGCCGCAGCAA